GCGCCGTTGGCCTGTGTGACGAGGTCGTTGAGGATCTCGCGGTCGATCTCGAGGGCGATCTGCTCAGAGAGGATCGAGGTGAGCTCTACCTCTGCGTCCATCGAGTGATAGGCGTTGAGGTCCTGTGCGAGCTCTGGAGACCAGCGAGCGCGTAGCTTGCGGGTTGTTGCCGTGATTGCGATTGACTCAATCTTGATGTCGATCTCGGGGATTGCAGGTTGTGGGCTCGTTCCGAAATCAGATTCGAATGAAGGAACTGTGAGCGTTGCGCCCGTGTCACCTTGAACCGTGAGACCAGCCTTGAGTGCGAAAGAGAAGCGACCGTTTGAAGCTGCGCTCACTGCGAGGTTTGCACCGTCAGCACCCTTGACTGCCATCTGCACGTGTGTACCGTTGAGTGGGTCTGGTGTGAATGATGCTGTGCCGCCGCTGTACGTGAAGTTACCACGTTTGTTGAGACGGCGGAGATTGAGAACTCCAGAACCACCTTGGAATGTCTCGCCCCAGGCCGATGCGTTCGTTACTCCACCGAAGAGAGCGATGCTGTCGACTGCGAGGAGGTCTGCTGCGGCGTTGGCTGTCGTGAAGACAGATGCAGAGACGTAGAGGAAAGAAACGTCGCCAGTGTTGTTCGTGATGAAGTTCTCAACCTGTGGATCGAAGTCGAGGTAACGAGAGTTGCTGCCGCTGAAGTCGGTTGCTGTCGTGAGCTCATGGCCTGCTGCCCATGTATCTCCAGCTGCGCCGCCCCAGGCGCCGAGGGCGACTTCTGCTGTTGTCATTGCAGCTGATGTTGTCGATCCTGTGACCTTAGAGTAGCTTGTGCCGACGAGATCGTACATACCACCTGCTGCGAGAGATCCGCTCTGGACTCCCTTGCCTGTGGGGTTGTTATAGATCGACTGTCCTCTTGTGAAGACTGCGTCGCCAGAAGCTGGTGTTCCAACGTTCGTACCATACGTGTAATCAAGATAGAAGATGAGACCTGAGGGGAGGCTCATTGGCTGGATCGAGACGAGCTCGTTTGAAACGAGTCCGCCGAACACTCTGCGAACAATTGGGAATGCGATGTTTGTGAATCCCTGGATCTGTCCGCTTGATGTGACGTTGCCACCACCTGTTGAGAGGCTGTTGCTCTCCTTGAGCACCTGTGCTGCCTGGTTCTCGAGGAGCTGTGCCATGACCTCACGGCGTGTGCCATCGAGGCCGCGGAGGAGGCCTGTGCGGCTCCATTTCTCTGTAAGACGGGCGCGTTCAGCACCAACGTGGCGCTCTTTGATGCCCTGTGCAAGCTGATCAATTGTAAAAGATTTCATTTATATTCTCCTATAACAAAATTGGGTTAATTGTAACGAATTATCTCGAGGTCACTTAGCTATACCTGCGAGTTTTGCCCAACGTTCAGACTCAAATCCTTCATTGAGTGTTTGTGCCGAGGCTGAACGTGTCGCCTGTGAAGAAGAACCAAGAACGCGGCCTTCTGTCACAGTCTTACGAGGCGTTGCCAATGTCTTGACAAGGCTTTCGTATACAAGCTTCACTTCACGAAGTGTCTTTGCTTCATCTAACTGCTCGATGACCTGCGATTTCTGACGCGAGGTAAGAGCTTCTGATTGTAGCAATTTGTTTGTGAACATGAGCTTAGCGTTGAGCAGATTCGTTTCTGCCAACTTGTTGCGGAGCTGTGAATCGCCTGAGCTCGCGACAGGTTTTACGACGTTATTTGAACGACGCTCTGTGCGGAGAGCCTCTGAGAGGTCTCCTGAAAGTTTATTAAAACGTTTAACAGATTCATTGTAACGTTTTGCAAAGTTTGTGTATGCCTGCTTAAAGTTAACGCTCGACGCGTTGATCTCTTTCCTTTCAGCAAGAGTCTTTGCCTTTGAGAACTTTGCTTTTGCTGCTTCATAGAGGCGGGCAGCTGTTCTAGCCTTGTTCTTTAATACCTCTTGAAGTTTAAGTTCTTTGGCCATGCTGCGGCGAAGAGATTCGCACTTAGCTGCTTCGTCTTTCTCTTCTTCTTCTTTTTCATTCATGCCTGGTGAATCGCCTTGTTTCTTTGTCTGTGAATATTCTTCTCGGCGTTTCACGGCTGCAGGTGATGAATCAGTTCTGTCGCCTGCTTCTTCCATGTCAAGTTCTAAAGCGAGTTCATCAAGCTCATTTGCATAAGCCTCATCTTTTTCTTCTGCTTCGTCTGTTTCTGAGAGAGTAAACTCGAGGGGTTCTCCTTCAGAATCAGCATCACCAAAATCGTCAAACTCATCAGATCCTGGTTTTGTTCCATCAACAGAGGGAACGTTTTCTTCTCTAAGAGTTCTCATGCGAGCAATTTCGCGGCGAAGCATATTTTCATCGATTTCGACGATAACGTTGTCAGAAAGCTTGCGAGATTCCATTTTAGAACCCATGCTTCCTTCAAGATCAAGGTCTTCATCTTCAGAGTCTTTATCCTCATCACCTTCTGCGGCTTCTTCTTCACCACCGAGGTCGAGGTCTTCCTCACCTGATTCTTCTTCCTCGCTACCTTCTTCACTCTCTTCGCCTCCGGAGACCAAATTGACTCCAAGGCTTTCGAGATCGAGGTCGTCAGGAAGGCCTGTCAATTCCAGGCTAATTGTTTCTTCATTTAAACGACTATTTCTCTTCTTCATTTTAATCTCCTGAAGCTTTTCAATTTTCTTCAAACAATTTTGTAATTTAAGATTATATCCTAATTTTTGTGTAGGACTATCAGCATTTTCGTTAATAAAATCATACATTGTGCTGACCAATGCTGATAGTTCATTTACCTTACCGGTAAAAATCTCAGAGTTCTTTTCGTTCAATTCGATAGAAAGCAATTTGTTAGCTGATTCAGAAACATAGCGTAGCTTTCTTTCAATTGCGGGCAATACATTACCACCAAACTCAAAATTTTCTTCTACGTTAGAATCTTCTTTAATGTCAGCTTCTTCTGCTGGTTCTTCTAACGCTTCGACAACTTCTTCTTCTACGGCTTCAGGTACGTGAGATTCGTTGTCTTCAGGTTCATCAGTTAAGATCTTGCTGCCTTTTTCTTCTGCTTCTTCAGCTGATTCACCTAATAGTTCTTTTTCAATCAGCTCACGAATGCGCGGCGCGACGGCTTCGATAACCGCTCTTTTAGCGTTATCTTCTGCAATTTCTTTTAACTTTTTAACATCTGCTATTGCTTCTTCGTAGAGCTGCTTTGACATTTCAAAATTTCTCCGTAATTCAAATATTAGGTTGTTGAGTCAGATGATCCCATTTTAGGTTTATTTCCTAAAACAAGAGCTGCAATCTTTTTTGCATGCTCTGCAGGAGATCTAGTACCTGTTGAAGGACCTCCTGGAACATACGATGGTTTAATATCAACTGCTTTGATTCCAGGATCTGAATTCTTGTCTGTACCATCAGTTTTTCCAGGACCAGGTGAGGATAGATCTGGCGTAAATGAGTTGGCAGGATCACCTGGATTTTTCCAAGCTCCATCGGCACCTGCTAGAGTATTTGGTGCCTCTCCATAGTTTAAATTTACTCCTGGACCGAAATACGTGTCTCCAGGTTGTACCACTGGCATCAAATACTGGGTACCAGCATTTACCACTAGTTCTCTATAATCTTTTTCTTTTCCAACAAAGTTGCTTGTTGGTGATGCAGGAAACAACTTGCCCAAAAGTATATTTTTTTCATTGGACTCTGGTGCGTAAACCGTGTATTTTCCTTGTCCAGGCATAGCGTTTCTCCTTACTAATTGAGGTTAAGATTTCACTTTTTGCGAAGTAAAGTCATTTTTAATTCGCGAATTTTTTTCAAGCGATTGGTTAATCTAGCTTCTTCTAGTCCAAGCGCCTTATAATAATTAAACTGATTCTCTAAAGAATTTGCAAATTCATCAGCATCAACTTCATCTGCTTCCTTGGCGGCATCTTCCGTGCTCTTTTCGGCTTTAAATTTTGCCATTTCTTCAAGAACTATTTTTTTAAGTAAAGATGAAGTCAATTTCATAATTGCAATTTCCTTTTTAGAAATATAATGCTAATTATTACACTCTAGACAAAACGATTAAAATTTCTTTGGAGTGTCAGCAAAAGCCAAGGTTGCCCATTTTGAAGCTGCCTCACCACCGAATATGTCTTCTGGCGCATTTGATGCTACTATATTCTCAATTGTGCCGACAGGAGCCACCACGTTCTTGTTGCTTTCGTTCATTAGCATGTTAGGCAAAGTTGTAGAAGCCGTGTCAGCAAGAATAGCCGCTAGGACAGGATCTCCTTTAGATTCTGCCTTTATAACATCATTCAATCTTGACTTTGACAATAATTCATGTTGAGCACGCGAAGAATATTTAACGTGATCTCTTGTAGATTTATTGATCATACTTGATTGAGAATGCTTGGAGATTTCTTCTTTTAGTCTTTCAGGACGACCCATCCCTTCGGCTAATATTTCAACCAAACATTCTTTTATAATTTGTTTTAGATCTGATCTAGATAACTTCATATAGGTCTTTAAATTACTATCGATTATAAAGTATTTCAAGTTTTAGAAACTAATATATCGTTTATTATTCTATTGATTCTATCAGATTGGTCGAAGATGTTTCTTAGTTCAGCTGGATTTAATGATTTGCCTTCTGCCATCATGAATGCTCCAGGCGTTGAAGGTTCTGAGACGTAGTCCCAACATATCAATTGGAAATCATCTTGTACGACCTGATAATCTCCTTGCTTTTTCGTAGATCCAACTCCTCTGGAAGAAATTCCTAATTTCACTCCGCTTTCGACCAAAGACTGTAATATTTTTCCAGAAGGCGTGTCTAGTATTTCTACAGTACCGTAAACAACATCACCTTCTAGATAAGCTTCTTTAACAATATGAGAAACATTTTTTAGATTCACGACGGAAGAATCAGGATGATCTAGTTCACCAAGAGCTCTATTCTCAGCTATAAATTTTTGATAGTTTCTTATTTCTCTATCTAGTATGTTCCTAGGATAGATTCTACCATTTTGATTAAGAGTATCAGACTTCTGCAAGATCCCTCGCATAACAATCTTTCCATTGTTTTTTTCACGAGACTCTTTTATCATATCAGTAGTATAGTCAAAAATTTCGTATGAATTAAGCAATTTTAATTCAGACATCTGATCCTCCAGTAGTTAGCTCGTCAACAAGCTTTGCATATAACATGTATTCAGAAACCGTAGAATCATCAACTACATTTATGGATTCTGATAATTTTGATTTGACTTCTACAAGCTTACTCTTCAGATATGCTGAAGATTTTTCAGAAGTCACGTAATCGTTTATAGACTCCAAAAGCTTTTCTTTTATTTCTTGCATTTTTTTGAAGATTGTAGACTTATCATCATTTGCTGCGGAGAAAGCGTAGGCTTTTATTAGTGCCTTTTGATCAGACGATAGAGCTCCGTCATATTTTTCACTCAGCTTTTTCATCATTACTTTCATAAGTAGACGATTGGTTCCGACGGAATTTTCGTTGACTTTTTGCTCGTTTACTTCTTCTTTTTTGGTTAATAACCAATTTAAAAGCTGATCTTCATACTCTGCAAGCTTTTGTAAGTTAGGTTCTTTTGATCTCCATCCGTTTATAAGATTTTGTATTGTCGCAAACATCTTATATTCGTTGACGTGCTGATCATAGAAATTTTCATCTTGAAGTTGGTGATTAATGTTTCTTATCAAGATAGATTTTTCTTTTTCTAGCTCTTGTAAGTTGTGAGCTCTGCAGGCAGTTTTTGCTTCGTTAATGATAGATGCGGCGACGGATTCCGACCCAACGGTCGTTTTCATTAAAGCATTGATGAGTCTAAACTCTTTATAGATTTCAGAACCAGGTTTGAAACTTTGCTTTATTATTTTCAACGCTTTGGAAGACTTTTGCTTGTCATTTTCTACCAAAGAGCTTGAAATAGTTCTAACTAAGAACTCGTAAAGCAAACCAGAATTTCTTTTTTTATTATGTGAGGATGACATTTTGGTCAATTCCTTTCGAAAATTTATATTTCTTATCCCAAATAGATATAACGATTATTACTCAATCTCAATATCAAGCTCTTCTTGATTGATTAAAGAAGTATTTTCTGACAAAATTTCATTTCTTTTGTTACGAATACCTAAAGAAACTGACATCTTTTTCAAAGAAGACATTACATCAGGTGGTAAACTTGTCATAGAGTAACTTTTTTTCTGCGATGATTCATTCATACCTAGCGGATCTCTAAACTGATTATTGAGCCATTTGGTATCATAAGGATCATCAAGCGTTTGTTGCTTTGTGATCATATCAGAAAAATTAGGTTCATGAAGCTGATGTTTCTTTCTTCTGGAACTATCATATTGAGCTTTTTTAGCGCTATAAGGAGCTTTTTTGTATCTGGCATTTTTCTTAACAGGTAGCTTGTCTTTTTCGTAAAGGTTTGTAGAAGAAAAGTCTGGTTCATCTATTGATAATAGAAGTCTGGATCCTGGTTCGGCGTCGTCAGCAGGTTCATCACCTGCAAATAGATCTTCTTCCCCGCCACCACCGCTTTCTTCTCCACCTTCCTCACCACCGGCTTCTTCCCCACCGCTTTCTTCCCCGCCTTCCTCACCGCCTCCGAATAGATCTTCCCCGCCTCCGCCCGCGCCACCTTCTCCTTCTTCAGGTTTTGAAACTTCAACTTCTGCATCAATTATCTTTTCTTGTTTACGTTGATCGTTTATCATTGAAATTTGCTCGTCGTTAAGACCCCAAATTTCTTTTTGAATAAATTGCTTGCTACCCATACCTTCTGGTAACGCTCCGCCGATCTCAAACTTAGTTCTCCATAATTCTAATTTTTGTTGTTGCGCGACCGTAGAAGGATTAGATAAACGAAGCGTAAAATTTTGTAGATCTTCATTATCAAATCCATGAGAATACAAATGGATAATTGCTAGCTTGTTAAGTTCTGATAATAGAGTTTTTTGGATAACGTTGATAGTTCTGGAAAAACGAATATCCTCTTGGGCTAATGTTGCTTTTGATGAAAGCATTTCATCGTAACCCAAATAGGCTCTTGGTATCTTTAATGCTGCAAACAACTTTTTTTGGATATACGCAACGTCTTCCACGGAAGCAGCATTTTGTCCTCCTGCAAGAGTGTCTATCTTCGTTCCACTTTCACCACCCCTGATAGGTATGAAATAATCATCCTCTACGCTAAGTGGAGAATATCTCAAGTCTACGCGACCAGTGTTTCTGTCAATGACTTGATTAGTTCTCAAATTTTTTCTTTGCTCTTCAACATACATCGGGACATTTTCAGCAGGAATGTTGGCAACGTCTATGTAAAACACTCTTCTTTCAGGAGCTCTTACAACGCGGTACACTAACATTGCATCTTCTAACAGTATCAATTGTCTCCAGATGCGCCGGGCCGCTTCAATGACAGAAGACCCGTAGGGTAAAAACATGTCATTACCAATATAGCGAAAGTGCGTAATTTCCCAGTTTTCTAAAGTTCTATTTCCCATGGTTGTCCATCTGTACCTGACTGCAAATGGATCTTCTCTATCGTAGTTTTCTTCTCTTTCTACTTCATTTACGGGGATGGGGAAAGCATTTATCACTCCTTGCGTAGGAGATACGTCATTGTAAAGAAAAAAATCTCCATACTTTACAAGATTTCTTGCCCAAGATCTTAAATTAAATTCTACGTTAAGAGTATTATAGAATAGATCTTCTAATATCTCTCTAATCTTTTCGTTATCCGAATATATGTGGAGTACTCTACCCTTTTCATCTTGAGCGCAAGTTTCATCTGCATAAATGTCGAGAGCCGAGGCAATTTCTGGAGTGTTATGAGAAATGACCGTGTCTGTGGCAAAGTTCTTGTAACCGTCGACCGTGAGGTCATAGAGCGGTATCACTCCGTAATATTCTACAGAAACAACTTTTAGGTTCGCGTAGTTTTCAACGAACTGAGCGTAGTTCTTGTATCCTCTTTCACGAAGTCTGTTGTTCAAAACCGTAACAGACGTGCCTAAAGAAGAGGCCAACGACGACCTTGACATGCCTTTAGAATAGTTTGAACAAATTCTGTCAAAGGTAACTGAACGATCATATCGAGGATTATTCCTACCGTCGTTGTTCCATCCTGCATTGTGCCAATCTGGATTATAGGCCTTTGCGAACGTCTCGAAGTCTTGGTAACCGTGTTTACGAAGTCTTCGCTTGATCACATTAGGGTCAGTATCTAGAGCTTCGCAAATCTTTTTAGAATTAAAGCCTGTGCGTTCAGCCAACTCAAGGATCCTGCCGAATGTGATGTCCCGACGTTCGGCAGGGTTATTATCAGTCATGAATTTGGATTGATTGACCTTGAATCGTTGTATCCAATCAGAGTTTTGTTCTGACCACTTGACTCCGTTGAGTATCTGAGAATGATACTTGAGATGTGCTTCTTCGGTCATCACTTGCAGGTTGTCAGGACGATTGTCATGCTTCACAAAGTTCCTGTGATGCACGACTTCACCTTCTTCAAGAGGTACCCCCTTCAACATCTCACCGATGACACGATGCTCAGCAACCCAGCCATTCATCTTAGAACGACGGTCCATTGTGTAGATCCAACGATACCCTTCACCTTCTTCCTTACAGCCGTTGAATAAATCACGGCGGTAGAAGGGCATCATCGCGTCTTCAGGTTTCAGGTCCTCTATCTTACAGAAGGTCCCGTCACGCTTCATGAGACGATGATTGGGTGTGCCAACAATCTGTTGGCCATTGTCGAACGTGACCGTGTACGCATGGTCAACTCGAGTCTGACGTGCTTGCTTCCCTAATGCAGGTACAATCCTTTGAAGATTGTGATCATACGCATATACTAGAAAAGAGTAATTAGATTTGCCTTCACACTCACTCGCTAGCTCCGCAATAGTCTTGTAACCACCAGGAACCGCTATCTTGGTATCTCCGTGTAGACAGTATTCCATCTCTGCGAAATCTTGATATCTCATCAGGCGTTCTGACAAGTTATAAGAATTTGCAGTTATTGTTGAGTAGGTCGGAGAAACTGAGCGTTGGAACAACAACGCAGCTGACGATTTAGTCTTATCAGATACTGCTATGGTTGTGTCTAATGTTCTTATCTTGCGTTTAACGACAGGTCCACTTTTGAAAAGACGAGTTAAACGTTGGAATAAACTTTTGTTATTTTCTTCTTTAGACACGATATTATGACCCTACGTATCAATATATCTACGTAGAGCTACAATGGGCAAAAAAACTTAATCTTTTACTGGTTTCAATGTAACTTTTTGAGCAATTTTTTGTTTCTTCAAATCGGTCACATAGCTCATCGGATTTTGCATCATCAATTCTAAAACGTCTTTTACGCTTTTAAGATGAGGAGTCAAGGCATTGACTGCTGCAGGTGGAACTTCATTTTCAAATTCGCTAATTTCCTCGTATAAGTCGGCGACTGAAGAAAACAACGCTTTTGCTTCTGCTGAATTCATGCTTTCAACAATGTTTGTTCGTTGAATTGTTATTTCATCTTGCAGTGTTTTTGAATTTAGCTTTTTAGACATTTTGACCCTGGCTTATACGCTATATTTATTACTTAATCATCGATATAACCAAGATAAATCTGTCATCGACGGATCTGAGTTAGCGTTGACATGTTTTACTTGTGAGGGTTCTCTTAGTTTGTAAACGTTCTGCGGATTAATTCCGTTGGCAGCTCT